GCACTTTTCAATTATATCTTGACCCTGACTGCAAATGATTTCACGGTTGAAGAAACCCGTGAGTGCATCCGCATCCTGAACAAGTTTGTTCTGAAACAACCGCTGTCAGATGATGAACTGGAAGTGATCTTGCGTGATGATGCTTTTCAGAAACCTGTTTTTTTCCTTGGCAGCACATTCCTGTTTGACAAGTTTGCAGTGTTTATGAAGAACACGGCACACGTTATCAAAATCAACGGACAGTTACACATATACAAAGACGGTGTGTATTCCAATGGTTACAAGGAAATTGAATCAAACATGATTCAGCACATTCCAAACCTGAAAAAGATGCAACGCCGGGAAGTTCTTGACTACATGGAACTGATCGTTGATGAAAAAGAACAGTCAGATGCAAACCTGATTGCTTTCAACAATGGTGTATATGACCTTGTGACCGGGGAACTGAAACCATTCAGCACGGACATTGTTATTACTAACAAGATTCCTTGGGACTACAAGCCGGATGCCTATTCTGAACTGGCAGATAGTACACTGAACAAGTTAGCGTGTGGTGATGCAGCGATCAGGGCATTGTTGGAAGAATGTATTGGTTACTGCTTTTACAGAAGAAATGAGTTAGGCAAGGCGTTCATTCTGACAGGTGACAAGTCCAATGGTAAAAGTACATTTTTGGATTGTGTCAAAGCAATCCTTGGTGATCGGAACATTTCAGCACTTGACCTGAAAGAACTGGGGGACAGGTTCAATACTTCAATGATGTTCGGCAAACTGGCAAACATTGGTGATGATATTGGTGATGATTTCCTTCAAGGTTCACAGGTCAGTGTGTTCAAAAAAATAGTAACAGGTAACCGCATCAAGGCAGAGCGAAAAGGACAAGACCCGTTTGAGTTCAACCCGTTCATCAAACTGTTATTCAGTGCCAATGATATTCCCCGTATGAAGGACAAGACCGGGGCGGTACTTAGGCGTTTGGTCATCATCCCGTTCAATGCCACGTTCAGCAAGGATGACCCTGATTATAGACCATTCATCAAGTATGAGTTGACACAACAGGATAGCATTGAATATCTTATCAGACTTGGTGTGGAAGGACTAAAAAGGGTAGTCATAAATAATGGATTCAGTAAGTCAGATAAGGTTCAGAATCAGTTGGATGAATATGAACAGGAAAACAACCCTATCCTTGCATTTATCAATGACACCGGGGTTGACATGATCGAAAATGAACCAACCAATGATGTATACAAGCGGTATCAGGTATTTTGTGCAGACAACAGTATGCAGCCAATGTCAAACATTGTATTCAGCAAGCAGATCAACAAACGCCTTGACTTGGAAATTTCAGTTGTAAAACTGAACGGTCAGACAAGGCGTATTTTCAGAAACAGAAAGGATGGTGATTGAAATGAATGAAGTTTTGTTCAGTAGTAACACAGGTGACTGGGCTACACCACAAGACTTATTTGATGCACTGGATGCAGAATTTCATTTCACATTAGACCCGTGTTCAAGTGAACAGAATCATAAGTGTGACAGGTATTTCACTAAAGAAGATAACGGGTTATTACATGATTGGGGGGGGGAATCTGTCTTTTGCAACCCACCCTATGGTAAAGAAATGTATAAATGGGTTGAAAAATGCTATTTTGAGGGACGGAAAGAACACACAACTGTTGTTCTGTTGATTCCGGCAAGAACAGACACCAAGTATTTTCACGATTTTATTATACACAGGACAGAAATTCGATTCATAAAAGGTCGGTTGAAATTTGGGAACAGTAAAAATGCAGCACCTTTTCCTTCAATGTTGGTGATATTCAGGGGTGCAAAAGTTTGATAAGAAAGGAAGGTATCAATTAGTGAAAGGTGGAAGAAATCAGGAAGGGTATGCAGACCCAACGGCAACTATTGCCGTTGGTAGAGTAGCAAAGGAAGAACGTGAACAGGTTGAATGTGAAGCAGCAGACAAACGTGCCTATGATCTGATTAAGGTTTTGAAGTACATCATCAAAGGTGCTGGGTTTGAATTGACTGAACGTGTTCAGGTAAAAGATACCAAGACAGGAAGGGTTTACAGATGATTGAAAAAATAAAGAAATTCATCAGAATAATCACAATACTGCTGATGACCGCCCTTGTCATATTTCTAATATACACAGTATTCAAGTATGAATGGAAAAACATACTTTGTGTTGTAAGCGTCATTACGGTGTTTCTTATTATCTGTTGGGCGTTTGATTGGTGAAAGGGGTGAAGTCAAATGTATGATGAACAGGAAGATGCTGCACAGTTAGAATGGTGTTGGCAGTGGTCAGAAGAACATAAAAAGAAAATGACCCGGAAGATGCAGAAGAAGATCAGACGGGTTCAGCACTGGTGTAACTGTAAGTTGTATGTCAAGTATGCTTGGTATGAGTTCCGGGCAATGGTGAAAGGATAAGGTGAATGATTATGGAAAATAAGATTTTGGAATTATTGGAACAGAAGGGCAGCGTATCAATGAATGATGATATTTTCCCGTTGGTGGAAAAAGAATTTGAAGGTCAGGTGATTGGTGCAGAACTTTATGAACTTGCACACCAATACATATCACAGTTGTTGTATGGGGTGCATACCGCCGGGGTTGCCGTGATTGCAGTTCCTAAGTTTGCAGCGGGTCAGCAGTTCGGTCAGATGGTTGTTGCTGATGTGATTTATACAAAGGTGAATGATACACCGTATGATTTTATGCAGTAGTTACGCAATAGTTACGGTTGGTTACGGTTCACGGTTACGGTTGAAACCCTTGTAAATACTGGCGGTTACGGTTGGTTACGGTTAAAAGCAATTTTCTTATTATTTTTATTTTATTGTATATTCTATACATCATAAAAAGTAAAAATATAGAGTATAAGGCGTGAACCGTAACCGTAACTAACCGTAACCAGTAGGAAATTCAAGGCTTTCAGGGTGTTTTTAGTGTGATTTTATCCGTAACCGCAAGCGTAACCGTAACCGGGAAAGGACAGGTGAAAGAATGAAAACATTATCTGCAAGGGAATATTTAGGACAGTTACAGGAACTTGATACTAATATCAATCAGGATTTAGAACGCCTTGATGATATGAAAACCAATGCTTGCAGTACCGGGGCAATAGATTATTCTGCTGAAAGAGTGCAGACAAGTCCGTCAGGTGACAGTTTATGCAAGGCAGTCACAAATTATGTTGCTTTCAATGATGAAATCAATGCAGAGATTGACCGCTTTTCAGATGCCAAGGAACAGATCATCAAGCGGATTAGAGGTCTACACAATGCAAGGTATTCACAGGTATTATTCAAAGTATATGTTCAGTTCAAAAGTTTGAAAGTTGCATCAGGTGAAATGGGTATGTCATATCAGTATGTCAGGAATCTTCACAAGGCAGCACTTACAAAGTTTGAAGAAACTTATGATGATCTGCATTACTTAACTTAATGTATATTTACTGTCACTTAAAATGACAAAAAGAGCGTTTTATGATAGATTTTGTTGTTTCAGGTATATTGCGTATTCTTGAATCTGATGATAGGATGTATCTTGACAAGATGGGAATTGTGAAGAAGCGGTTGTTTTTTCACAATTCTTTTTTGTTTATGCCGATATTTGCACCCTGAAATGTAATGTTTCAGGGATTTTTTATTGCAAAAATACATGAAAGGGGTGTTGTTTGATGGCAAAAACGGCAAAATTAACTGAAAAACAGCGGCGTTTTGTTGA